TCAGAACAGCATCAGTTTCACTGGCTGATGACTCCGAGACTCGCGGCGAAGATGCTGGGCATCGAAGACAAAACGGATTCTGACGAAGGCCACGCGGATGAGATGGCAGAGCAAGGCAAAGACCCTGAATCTTTGGCAATCGATGAAGCGGTGCGAGAGTTCTTCGCGTCGGGCCTGGTGTTAACGGAAAACCTCGGCACGCCGAACCGCAGAGCGGTAATTGACCCTCTCGTTTCGCAGTTGCAAAAGGCTTTACGGATTAGATGGAAAGCGCAACTCAAAAAGTTAGAAACTTACGGGCTTCCTCTCCTGCAAGAGGCGCTGATGTTCGTTCAATCGTTCCCAACGAACAAAACGGCGGCGCCGATGCATGAGAAGCGGCAAGTTCTCGCCGTGCTCAAATTGCATGACGCGAGTTTCGCGAAGCGGTTCCGCAAGGTCACGAGTACAGCTTACGCGCAAGGTGCGATTCGCGCGCAGTCACAATTACCTGTCACGGCCACGGAAGCGAAGGTAAAGACGCCTCCAAATCTCCCTGGTTCAGATCGTGACCCAGTGGATTTAGAAGACGAACTCGACGACACGACTACCGACCGAGTGGGCGGTATCATTGACAAGGCATTCGCCACACCATTAGCGTATGCCGCGATGGTTGGACTCATCCGCGATGAGTTCCAAAGCTGGGCGGAAGCCGGGGATGGCAAGACTAGCCGGGCCGAAACTGTCGCACTTCAGGAAGTCTCTACCGCATATCACGACGGAGGCAGGGACTTCGTTGACGATTGGAGAGGCGGAAACGGGCCAGTTGAGAAGCGCTGGAACGCCGAAGACGACGCTTGCGAAGAATGCTTGGAAAACGAGACCGAGGATTTCATCGACTCCGAGGCTCCGCATTCTTCCGGGGATGATGAACCTCCCGCTCACCCGAATTGCCGATGCGAAGAGGAATACCGGGCCGTTGCGGTAGAAGAGTCTTTGCGGTAGCAACCGACTTAGTGTACAATTCCCCCATGCCAGCATTCAATGCAATCGATCTTGTCACGGTCACCATCGACGGGGTGAAGTACAAGATTCCGCGTGGTGCGTATTCGATCAAGGAACTCGCCGTGCTCGTCTCCCAGCAAATCTCAACCGGGCCGGCCGCGATTCCGAATTACGCCAGCATGACGCTGGTGTCTGGCGTCTCTCCGGCTCAGGCGAGTCCCACGGTCAACGGATCGGTTGCGCTCTACGGCGGCGAAGTGCTCACCAGCACGCTAGGAAGCTAATGCCAACCGCACTTCACTCTCAATTCATGCTGGCCTCGGGGAACTGCTTCACCTACGATGTCGACCACGACGGAGTAGTGACGGAATCGTACACCCGCGAACCATCGAAGGCCGACAAAGCCGAGGCCGCGCTGAAGGTTCCCGAGGCCCTTGCGGAGATTCGCGCGGAAATCGGCGACCGCGGAAGAGTGAGAGGGGTTGACGATGATCGTTAAGACGCTGCCAGACATCACGCCGAACGGCGTCGCTACTCCCCTGGTGGTCGCTAGCCCCAACATTACCGTTCCGGCACGTTGGATTCAGCTTTCCACAACTGGAACCACTTGTCGCTATGGCGATTCCAATGTCGGAGCATCGCGCGGAGCCCGCATCTCCTCAACCGCGCCAGCGCAGATCGGGTTTGGATTCCAGGAAGGTCAGGGACCCTACGACCTGACCCAGATTTATATTTTTGCGACCGGGGCGGACTCTGTTTCGATAACCTTCGGCGTGTAGACAGGCTTGGGTCTCTCGCTCATAACCTTTGCGACTTGGGCGCAAGGGACCATGTAATCTCCAGGGAACCATAACCACTGATCGATGTAGTCTGACCGCTGCGCTTCGACTCCTGCCGCAAACCCCCGTTTGAAGGCCATTTCATCTCGCGTTTTGTTGTACTCGCGCTGATATTCCGCAGCACACGGTTTGCACATCCCCTTCGGGCCGGCAGGCTCGCGGCCGCATTTCGAGCAAAGCTTTGGGGAATCCACTTCACTCAATCTTACTAAGAAAGTGAACGGTATTCTTTGCAGAGCGGTAGATACGCCTTAACATCGGCTTTCAGATGGACAAGGCCCGCGCCGCTTTCGCTGAACGCCTTCTGGTTGAAGCCGATGCCGCATCGGGTCTCTCTCAATCGGACGTATGCGCTACCCTCCGCGATTGCCTCTGTGATTTATTCCCCGATCAATACGCATACTTGCGGGATGTTTTCGGCGACGACAAATCCGGCGAAGTGGTCTACTGCTGCGGGGATGATACCTACAAAGCGCCTTATGCAATCGGCATGGTGGACGGGAAACGGCAGTGCTCCATTCAAGTCAGTGCTGCGGTTCAAGTCCTACCCAAAACCGTTTATGACACGGTCACCGAAGCGAAGAAGGAATCCGCCAAAACCACCGTGGGAACGTTGGCGCTTGTGGAGTCGGCATCAACGCTCGAGACTATCGTCCTCAAAGAAGCGAAAGCCGACTACGGCATCAAGCTAATCGCTCCCGGCAAAGGATCGAGCGCGTTCTACCCGAAAGAAGTTCTCGAACGCGACGGACCCAAGGTTTTCAAAGCCGGAACGCATGTTTATCTCAACCATCCGACAGCGGCGGAAGAGGCATCCCGACCCGAGGGTGACGTAAAGAACCTGGCCGGGGTGCTCACCACTTCAGCGGTCTACAACGAAGCCGGCGCCTCTGGACCCGGACTGTACGCACGCATGAAAGTCTTTGCCGACCATGCCCAGACGGTAGAGGAAAAAGCTCCGCACGTCGGTATGTCCATCCGGGCGTCGGGAATTGCCGAGTCAGGCAAGAGCAAAGACGGCTTACCAGTTTTGAAGGAATTGACCAGCGCCGAATCGGTTGACGTTGTGACCAAAGCCGGCGCGGGCGGAATGATTTTGCAGGAAGGGGCACGCCCCGTAAGCGCAAAAGAAGGCGTGCAGTCGTTGTACGAGGTCCTTGGTGTGAAAGATTCGAAGGAGGGCGAAATGACGCCTGATGAAGTCAAGAAACTCGTAGAGAGCGGAATCGCGGAAGCGACCAAGCCTCTCGTCGAATCCAATCGCGCATTGCGGCAGAGAGCACTTGCTTTCGACGCGCGCGAAGAAGGCGAACGGTTACTTGAAACCGTCACGCTCCCGGAAGAGGCCAAGGCCAAGGTCATCCGGGAAGCGGTTCGCTCACTCCCTCTGACTGCCGAAGGTGAACTCGACCTGAAGAAGTTCAGCGAAAGCATCGTGGAGCTGGCGAAGACCGAGGGCGCCTATCTCGCCAAGATCACCGGATCGGGGAAGGTCTTCGGCATGGGGCCGACCATCGTCACCGAAGCCGATGACAAGGCTGCGCGCAAAGCCGAGAAGAAACGGCTAAAGGAAGCCAAGCGCGTGAAGGAAGCCGGGCGCGACGCTTTCGAAGCGTTGGGGATGCCGAAAGAAGCGGCGAAACTCGCCGCGCGAGAGGTTGCCTAACATGACCAACGAAGTCTATCAAGATAGACCGGACAACGCGGAATGGTTTCCGTGTCCGACCACCGTCACTTCGGGAATGCCGGTTCTCATCGGCAGACGTCCCGCAGTCGCGTTGGACGCTTACGACTCGAACCGCGGCGGAACAACCTTCCGATTCACCGGGACGTTTTCATTGACCGTCACCGGGCAGTCTTCGCTTTCTCCGAACGTCAATCAGCAGATCAACCCCGGTGATCGGCTGTACGCCACCGGCTCTCTCGACGCGACGACCAACGTGACCACTGGATTGACCATCGACGCCACACGCGGAAACATCGCGTTCGGCTCGCTCGGAAACGACACGGTATTAGCGGGCCAGGTGAAGACTACCGCGCTCGTGAAACTGCTCGAAACGGTCGGTGTGGACAACCCGTAAAGGAGAACAATCATGGAAACCACAGAATTGAGAAACCTCGGGCAGTTCGACCACACGACGCAGGACATCAACGCTCACGAAGCCGTAGCGGGAATGATGGCGGCGCGCAGAAACGCCAACGCCGCTCATCAACGCCGGGTGAACGAAGCAGCAAGGCTCATGGCAAACGTTCTCAGTGGCCAGGAAGATCCGTTTCTTCTGAAAGAAGCGATGTTTCCGAAGCACGACTACGCTGTGGCTCACCTGATCGAGCACTATCCGGGCATCTTCAGCAATGCCTACAGCGACAAATCAGGCCGTATCGGACTCCGCGAAACCATGTCGGTCTCCGACTACACCGCATTGTCGGTGGACGTCTTGGACCGTATGTTCTACGGCTATTACAACGTCGCGCCAGTGGCCAACAAAGCACTGGTGAAACAAGTCTCTCTCCGCGACTTCCGTACGGTGAAGCGGTTCATCGAAGACGGCGCAACCACGCCGTTGACGATCGTGAAGAACGGTTCGCCGAATCCCGAGAGAGCAATCGGGCCGGAAACCGTCGTCACGTATTACCCGGATCTTTACGCTTCGAATGCGCGGATCAACTGGCGCGCCATTGTCAACGATGACCTGGGAATTTTCCAGGATCTTCCAAAGAAGATGGCTATCCAGGGTATTCGTGCGATTCAGCAATTCATCACCGGGCTTTATGTTCAGTCTTCGGGCTTGAACACTTCGCTCTACAAAGCCGGTTTCACCAATCAGATCACCACGGCGAACGGCGCGGCTTCGAATAACCCGGCGCTTTCGATTCAAGGTATCCAGGACGCTTTCAAGGTCTTGGCGAAGATGAAAGACGCGGACGGTTACCCGATTGTTCTGATGGGCCAACTGTATCTCTGGTATGGTCCCGCTCTCGTCGCGACCGCGAACAACCTGATGAACCTGCTACAGAGCTACATCCAGGTTGAAGGCGGAACGACGAATGCCCAAGGCTTCCCGGCTCAGTTCGTGAACACGAACAACTGGGCAGTGCGGAACATGGTGCCGATCATGGATCAGTTCATTCCCATCGTCTGCACCACGGCGACCACGCAAGACACTCTGTGGGGATTGACTTACGATCCCAACGCTCAAAACCGTCCCAGCTTGGAAATGGGCTTTCTGACCGGCTTCGACACGCCTCAGCTTTATCAGAAGGTTCCGAACACCATGCGAATCGGCGGGGGAGTCGATCCGACCTTAGGCGACTGGCGCTCGATGGATCAGGAATTGAAAATCATCACCGTGTTCGGCGGGACGCAGATCGACGGACGTTCGACCGTGGCCTCAACAGGACGCGGAGTTTAGCTTTCCTGGGAGGGAACCAATGGGGCGGCTCGCATATCTTCCTCCGAGTATGTGGGCCGCTTTCGTGGTTTTCATGAGCTTTTCTTACAACATCGTGAGTCCCGGGCCGAACGATTACGTTCGGTTGCTCTGTTCTGACACCCAGAGCTTAAATCACATCTTCGAAGACGAAGAAATCACGATGGCGTACACGATTCAGGCCGCGCAATTCCAGAGCGCGCAGTTTTACTCGGGCTCTCAAGGTGCGAATCTTCCGACGTCGCCAGTGTCGTATCTTCGCGTGGCCGCATTGCTGCTCGATGCTCTTGCAGCCAACAAAGCTCGCCTGGCTTCCATCAAGCAACTGCTCGATGTGCGGCTGGACTCTTCGGACGCCTCGATTCAGTTGAGAGCGACAGCCGCGGAATATCGGGAAGTTGACGACAACGCCGGCGCGTTCATGATTATCGAGCAAGTCAACGATGCGTTTTCATTCAGGGATCGCTTTTGGAAGACGGTCCAAAGGAACTC